GCGCAATCCATTCACAGAGGAGGCTTACTATCATGAGGAAATGGAATTGTGGATGGGTGATTGTCCTCGCAAGATACTCTTGACTCCAGAGGCAGCAGACTGGGCATGGAATGAAGTACCACTAGATAAAATGAAACAAGGCGTAGACTACCAATACGGAAAAGACAGTGACTGAATACGATTATTGGTTGACACCTAGAGGTCATATTAGAGTAGCCCTTTGTGATTATATTGAATTGAACAGGACTTATCCCTCGACATGGTCGGGGGATACATCCCTACAAATGGTAAGAGGAGGATACATTATGAATGGAAACGGATGGAGCTATATACCAGCGAATCAGTACGATGAGATAGAGGAATTCAAAGAGAAGTACAAGCCTATCGATAACCCTGTCGCTAAGAACAAGTGGGGAATCAAGGATGACTTCTTTGAATCTTATGGTCAGGACTATGAGTTTGTAGCCTTACAGCCAGATGATGTAGTCTGGACATGGTGTACCAGTGATGGAGATGGATGGGATTATGTAAATCAAGGCTGGCACTCTGCTAATCGTATGGGCTATTACATAGCATCAGTACCTTATCAAGCAGGTCAGCCTGACCAGTATGCATTTAGGATTGAAGGCGAGATAGAATTTCATGACGGTGAATATGCAGGAGAGACTCTAACAACTGGTGGTGACTATCTGGATGAGGACAAGACTACAGAGTTGGTCAAGATAGGAACAAAACAGGGGCTAGATGCAATGGTACAATATATCAAGGACAACGAGTTACAATGGTGTATCTATCAATAGGAGGCTGATATGATTGACCCGAAAGAGTTCGATAACATAGAGGAGTACTGGCAGGCTATGGCTGATGAGTTTGGACTATCAGTCAGTGACGTGAAAATGATAGCTGATTTAGATGGTGAACCCACTGCCGAGCTATCTCTGCACCTAGAGGATTACTTCTAGGATATGTATCCGACTGGGCATAGTGCTATTGATCTTAAATCAGGTGCAAATCCTGACCAGTCATATGCTGAAAAGCACAATGCAATATCAACCATAGGAGGTTGCCAATGATAGTATCATTCAAGAGAGACGAGGCTTACAGCTTCGAGAACAGTGTCGTTATCGAGCAGGCACTCAAACATAAGAAGCCTGTGTATGACCCAGTAACACTGGAGGGCTCATACGAGGAAACTGAGTATGTGGAGTCCATTACGATAACGCACAGGACAGTACTGAAGGCACTCATCACAGCATTAGAGAGTTGCCTTGAAGCGCAACAACACAGGTCAGTGAATAACCTGATGTATCACATAGATAATTCACCACACAAAAAAGGAGTATGAATATGTTAGAACATAAAACAGATAATGAAGGACAACATTACACTACCCTGCGAGATGTGATAGATGAGGGTGACAGAGTCACTATGAAGTACGAATCTATACTGTCGGACTCCAGGCATTACATACGCACACAAAGTTGGTGGCAGAGATTGTTGAAGGTGATACCAGCAAGTGACATGCACGATATTATGAAGAGGTTAGATAGAAACAATGAGTTCATGTACGATCTACAGAAAGGCATCAAACTGCTGAGAGGAGACAAACTACCTAAGCTACCATCAGCAGACTGGGGGCAGTTAGCCTCGCTAACTGACCAAGCAGCAGAGTATGCAACGTACTGCACTAACGAAGGCTCTAATCTGGAGGACAAAGTTAGTGATGTAGAGTACCAGCTAGACGACCTAGAGACTGCTCTAGAGAGTATTACTCGTGATTTAGCAATCGATTTCAAAGAAGCCATCGAGGCTGTACGGACTGTAGCTGATGAGTTAGTCGGCAATGCCAGTGAGATAGACGATCATGCCAGTCAGCTATCAAGTTGGGTACAATCTGAGATTCCACAGGAGCTACTGTGGTAAATATAATACTAGACATACTGGAGACTCACGATCAGTTCATTCTGATCGTGAGTTTCTTGATGTTTATGCATATCGCACTAGCGATAAAGGAGAATTGATATGACACTAAAAGATAACTATCCAGATTATGATGAAAGTGTAGCTAACTTGCACACCGTCAACGGAATGGTGCTGTTAGCATCACCATGTCTTGGATGTGAAAAGATGTTTGTCAGCAATCCTAACCATGTACCTAGTTTTCATAACCAACCAATTTGTAGGGAGTGTGTGGAGCAAGCCAATGAGAAGCGAGCAGAGATGGGATTAGATCCCCATCCTATCCACCCAGAGGCTTATGAAGCACTACCAGAGGAGGAGTTACGATGATATGGGATAACGACCATCTAGAACTTGGAGAACACCTGCAGAATTGGGAGGATGAGATGAGTTGGGATACACATGATGCAGATGACGAGGATGACGAGGAAAAGGATGAGGATAAGGAGGTAGTATGAGTACTTACAAATGCAGTCAGTGTGGCAGTGGCGATATCGTCACTGCCTTTACTGCTCATGTACCACTAAGTGTAGGTGATGATGCCAATGAGGATGTGGTTGCTGACTACATCCTCAAGGATGGTACTTGGGATGAGCCAATGTGTGGTAGATGTTTTACCCACAATATAATAGACACAGAAAACTACATTGATAGTAGTGGCTGGCATGTCCAGCACTACAATAGACATAGTGCGAGGTGAAACTATGAAAGAACAAAAAGATAACAAAGACGGAGTTGAAATAGTCATCCCACACGATTTCTGGGATGACCACTTTGAAGTTATGGGTTTTGAGGAAAAGAATGAGAAGGTGAAACAACAACTAACCAAAAAACTACAAGGTAAGTTTGACAAACTTGAGAAAGATAAGGAGGAGACAGGATGACAACAGTAAAACAACACACACTATGCCAGTGCGAACCAGACTCATATCCACATACACAGTATGGGTGTTCGCTGGATAACCTTGATTCAACAGTTACATTTGAGAACACTACAGAGTGGCTGAAGTATATGATTTTCGAGGCTTCAGCTTATGTTGTCTCAGACTATATGTGTGAGTGTCAAGTTTGCGGAGATAAATTCTGGGAGGAGGTGCAAGGATGACAACAGTAAAAGAACACACAGAACGCATGGCAAGGTACTACAAGCCTGATACAGCGATTGCTGTCCATGTATGGCATAAAGATGATGTGTTTCATGTAGCCGAAAATATGGGGGTTTTCATATCTAGTGCTGAGGCAGAGGATATTCTACATAACATTCACTACAGGGCTGATGCCGAAATCGGTATCAACTGGGAGGTTATCCAGTGTAATATAGAATTCCATATAGAGGAACGAAATAAAGAGGAGACATCATGACTGAGCCATATCTCATGACTGAGCCATATCAAGCAGAAGTTACCAAGATCAGAATAGTACTATGGAACACACAGCATATCATCAAGAATGCTAAGGCTAATCTATATCCAGATGGAGAGGAAACTGTAGCAGCAGAGTTACAGGCTGCACTAGATAAGCTAAAAGATGTTGAGACACTAGTAGGTGCACTGCATCGTGACATACTAACTGATCGTGACCGTTTATATAATGGCATTTATAATGATAGATGATATCTTAGTCGCCATGAATTGGAGATGGACGTGTCAAGGCTGTGATAAGGAAGGTGAAATTCAATCACTCAATCGTTACGATGCCTACGGTATACCCACAGGTGCATGGTGTGACGATTGCTACAAGGATGATAGTATATATCCGTACCATAAAGACGAGTACTTTGACCCAACCTATGCAGGCGAGAGCCTAGAGGAGGACTACTGACATGGCATCAATACAGATTAGTACTTTCGATGAGAAAGTAATAGCTACAATCAACACCAGACAGCTAGATAAGGATGTACTGGTCAAGCGTGTCCTCAAGGCTGTAGATCAGGCTGAGTACGTAGATTGGGTGACTTACGAGGGCGATGATGGCTACGAGACACCTATCCTAGACGATGACTACGAAACGCAGGAAGAAATCCTAAGAACTATACACACTGAACCACCTATACTATATGATGAGTCCAAAACGCAGGAAAAAGAAACAGAATAAAACACCTAAAGACCAGGCGGATTACTATCCGTCTGGTCAAAGGTTAGGTACTGTATGGACGTACTGCTACTGCATTCGAGAATGCAAGCTACTACCATTCAGTAAGGCAGACCAGTGGAGGCGTGATATCCACAACGAAATGTTTGGGATAGATGACAGTACGTGTCCAGATCTAAATAAGATATTGCGTGATGAGGTTAGCGAATGAAAGCAAAACGAATGACAGGCTTACCTAAGCGCAGAAAGAATTCTGGCGGAAAGAAGTTTCACCTCGTCTATGTTGGCAATGTGTATGGCAACAACCATAACGGATGGCCTTGGGCTGGTGTAACCTTACGGCTCAGTGAAATATTCAGAAAGATTCCTAAAAGCGGAAAATCAAAAACAAAGATAAGACAAAGACGGCTAACATGGGCATCAGCCAAGAAAAAAAAGACTAGACTCTTAAGAGATCAAAGCTCTAGAGATGACCTTACATACACATTACTACGTGCTGGTATACAAGCAGGAGATACCTTCTTTGTGTACCATTCGGGAGAACCTTTAATGGTACGCAAACAAGATACTGGTGTATCATATTACCTTGCTACTCCCAACAAGATACAGATAGAACAAGTAGCAGCAGGTGTAAGAAAGGTTAGACGTAACTTGCGATGGTCACATGGTAGTTTCTGTTATGGAGTACCATCACAAGTAGAACTCAAGGTAGACCCAGACAAGAGGATCATCAAGTGAAGTACTACATAGCCAGCACAGTGTATAATACAGGCTTTGTGATAGTAGATGCAGACCAATTCCCACTAGTAGTACCGCCTGCATACGTGTTGAGTGGATGGCCTGCCTTTGAATGTGACTCAACAGACATGGATGTACTAATGGAAGAAGCACTGAAGCACGTCACAGAATGTGAGTACATGAATCTGTGGCATATATATATGAACTAACAAGGAGGTTAGTTATGTTATCAAGACGTGAAGTAGCAGTAATTATGATTGCCCTATCCATGATGGTTGGTTTTATAACAGGCATTCTGGTATGGAATACCTTTAGGTCGTATGAAGTAGAGCCACCAGTAGCTGAAGCCACGCTACCCAATCCCTACATAGATGTACAAGTGAACACACCAGTACCACCCACACCCGAACCTACCGTAGAGCCACAGCTCCAAGCTCGTTTGAGCTACTATTGGCCGCCTAATCTTGGGCCCAATTGTCACCCAGATAACGTGGTAGATGGGCAATGTAACTCATGGCTCACCGATGGATCGGGTAGATGGCATCATTGGGAATGGTGGCACGAGAAATATGCTACACTCGCCTGTCCTAGTGAGTTCCCGCTTGGTACGAAATTCTATATCCCTGAGCTCAAAAATACTTTTTTGTGTATAGATCGTGGAGGGCTCATCCATCGACTGGACGATGGCAGTTTTCGATTGGATCTCTTGCAGAGAGAGCCACCCTGGATAAGGGGGGGACGAATAGTACGAGACAGTTGGAGTCCAGCAGGGGCATTTCTGGTAGACGTAATAATAGTGGAATAAAAAAAGGGAGGCTACTTTCGTAGCCTCCCCTGTTACTGATTGGAGAAATTCAGGAGGAAAGGAGAAAAACCTGTAATCTCTCCGCTACCAAGGAGGTGATAGCTATTATTATATAGCTATTGTCCTTGTTTAGCAAGACCTCGACTAAATGCGTAAAGCCCTGCAATTATAGCTCCTGCCCAAGCGGCGGCCTCTGGGGGTAGAAAGCCCTGAGTAGAAGCAATCACTCCTGCTACTAGAGCACTTACAGAGACCCAAAACTCAGTTGTCTTCCAGCCATTCTTCATCTTATAATCCTCCGAATTATGTGATCCAATTATACTACATCACTATCATTATAGTATGGGGGTTGTAGCTTGCGTACCTTGAGTGCTTTACGAATTAGTTCTGCGGCATCACCCCTTGCGATGTGAGTGGTGGTGACATATAGTAAAAGCCATCCTTCAAGCTGGCTTAGATTTAGTTTATCACAGTCATTCTCATAGCCTTTGCCACGATTATGCCTGCCTCCTACCCACACCCCTCCTTGTACCTCACATGCCACCTTCTCTTCAGGCCATGCAAAATCAAACCTAAATCTTCTAGCATTACTAAAGCGATACTCTCTTTCAGGCTTCTTAACTTTGAGTAGCTTTAGCTGCTGTGATAGTTCGTCTTCTAGTTTACTTTTGCTCATTCCATTCAGCCGATACATCTTGTACTGCTGCTAAGGCAGCGAATAATGAATCACGTAACCCTTTAGGCAGCTCTAGTTGACTTGACAAACTAATAGCTCTATCTAAAGCTGACTCAGCACGCTTTATATTGTTAGCTAACTGCCGCTTTTGAGACTTCACTTTGTCTTTACGGTCTCTTGCGTCAGCTATAAGCCCGATCAGTGTTCTCACTGGCATAGGTACTCCCCCATAATTATCTGCGCTCTCTACCGCTTTTGTCAACCACGATTTTGCGGCATCTAAACTACCTGCAGAACGTGCTGCTCTGAAATGATACCTAGTAAGAGTAACATATTCTTCACGTACCTGCACTGGAAAAAACTCTGCGCAATTCTTGTACCTTAGCACTGTGTCTGGCAACACACCACTGACATCTGCGATAGCCTGCCGTACTGCCCTCTTTTTCTTAGGGTTATCGGATGCTTCATCTTCCAATGAAGTAGCGATGTCCCCAATGGACCAGAACTCTACATCTCCTAAGCCCCTGACCTGTTGCAATAGCTCAAGGTAAGTCTCTGGTATTAGTTGTGATGGTGTCAATGTCAATGCTTCATTATTCATAACCATATATCTCCTGAGTCAAGCTCACTATCGTAGTGCCCATTCTTTTCTAAGAATAGTTTCAATCTATCCATTGATGTTAGATCCTCGGCTGGCAACGCATAGCTTCGGATACCGTATCCGAAATCCTTCATAACAGCATGCCTCATTACCTTGCCAAGTGTCCAGCCAACCCACTTGATGGTATCCACATCAATGAATCTACCTAGCACTAGGACATCAGCTACCTGTTCTATATCAGTTTCTTTTACTAAAAGAAAAACTGGCTTACGAGCACACTTTACATCTATAGTGAGCCCATTAGCCAGTTCAAAGTCTACTCCACCATCACCCCAAGGCCGTTGCCATAGGTCATCTTCATCTATAGTAAAACCAAACTCATTTGCGAATGCAAATTCGCCAGCTATCCCAACGATATTCTCAGCATTGGGATCTTTAAAAAGGCGGTGTGTTCCCTGCTTTCCGTGAGACCGTTGTCGCTTGCGTCCCAACTCTTCTATTTTTCCCATGATTTTTAACCCTATAGTCAGGTATGTCCGACATATCTACGAAGCCATCTTGTCCGCACATACCAATTA